ATAGAACACGGATTATTTGATAAGTATAAAGAAAAGATATCATCATCTTTAAAAGAAAAATGGAAACGAGATGGTTTTCATTGGACAGGTAGAAAACATAAAGATGATACAAAAAAGAAAATTGGGGAAAAATTAAAAGTAGCACAATCCGGTGCAAAAAATTCTCAATATGGAACTTGTTGGGTGTATCATTCTGAAACAAATAAGAATTTTAAAATTAAAAAAGAAGAACTTCAAACATACTTGACAAACGGTTATACTAAGGGTAGAGTATGTAAATAATTTTCGGGAGTATCGCATAGCAGCAATTGCAAGACGCTGTAAACGTCTCGGTCTAACGGCCTACGTAGGTGCAAGTCCTACTGCTCCCACCATTTTAAAGATTGTATGTAGCTCAGTTGGCAGAGCAGAGTACCTAACTATGGGGTAAGCCCGTAAAAATCTTATGTTAGGTTGTAATAATTAAAAATTCCATTAATTATATGTTAATGGTTGTAAAAGTAGCCGTTGGTTCGAATCCAACCATACATCTTGATTTTGACAGGTGCTAGTGCGCAGGGCGTGGTAAAGGAGCAGGCGACTCTGTTCCGAAAAGGTTCGATTCCTTTGACTTGTCAATAGATTTAAGATCCGGTAGTAGATGAAATAGATTAGCGTGTCCCTGAAGAGGACGAGATGTTGGAGCGTTACCAACCTGCCGGGCCATTTTTGACGATGAGAGAGACACATCACGGGGGTTCGATTCCCTTTGGTTAACGTGTTAATGTGGAACGGAAAACGTTACTTAAAAATGATGTCGTTGAGTTTAATTAGCTCGCCGTGAAATCCTCAAAGTTTTATATTTATATCATATGATTAAATTGAAAGACTTAATGTTGGAGGGTTTGAAAGATAGTGTATATTTGGAACCCAAGAGTAAATCTGAAGTATTGAATTTTATTAAGCAGCATTATTTAAAGACATATCCTACGGCGGTGGCTGCTAATTATGGTGTGATGTACAAGAAGCCAGATGGTAATGTGGATATGGTAGGAGTGATTGTTTATGGACAAACCACCAAGCCACAAGATTATGAAGAAATAGCTGTAGATGCAGAGGGCAACAGTTTATTGCAAAAGAATGAGGTATTTGAATTATTGAGATTATATTTGAAACCTGAGGCAAAACAAATACCTGAGTTAAGCAACTTGGCGTCGTATGTAATTGGTTTGGGTAATAAAAAGATTAAACAAGATTATCCCGAATTAAAAGTGGTTATTACCAGAGCTGATAGTGGACAGGGACATACCGGGTCTATATATCAAGCAACAAATGCAATTTATTTAGGCAAGAGTAAAGATACAAAACGTTTATGGGATAAAAAAGAAAACAAGTGGGTGTATAGATTACCACAAATAAAGAAGTATGGTTTTGAAACTGGTAAAGATGCAGCAAATGATGCAAGAACCAATCCTAATAGTCCATTTGAAATAAGAACGGCTACTGGAAAACATATGTACATTTATATTTTATCCGGACAAAATTCTAGTGATGGTAAAAGAATATTGGGTGGATTGATTAAGTCAATTCAACCATATCCAAAGAAACAAAGTAACGTTTAAAGTTTTTTAAAAAAGCTGTTGACGAAGTGATAAAGTGTGGTAAGATGATTATAGTTCGTTGACAATAGTAGATACAATTTTTTAATGGATGCGTAACTCAACTGGATCAGAGTATTCGGCTCTTACCCGAAAGGTTGTGGGTTCAAATCCCACCGCATCCACCATTTTTGGCCATATAAAGTAATAGTAACCTAACCCTCTGTCTAAGGGAAGTCCGGGGAGCGTAACCCCGTATGGCCGCCATTTTAATTGTCCCGTAGCTCAGTTGGTTTAGAGCAGTGTGTTGATAACACAAAGGTCGTTGGTTCAAATCCAATCGGGACAACCAATTTTGTTAGTAAATGTTGGGTTCAATTCCCTTAACTCAGTGATCACTGGTGAGAACATAACTACTAACAAATTCAATGCGCTCGTAGCTCAATTGTATAGAGCAATCCGTTTCTACCGGAAAGGTTGGGGGTTAGAGTCCCTCCGGGTGCGCCATTTTATGATAGAGTAGTGTAATGAAAGCACGTTACAGAGGTTAGCTGTAGCTGGGATGATCCAAATTTATTTGGGTAAATGTAAACGACGACTACAGAATAACCTATATTTTTAGATGTATTATTCTTACGATTGTCACGTCGATAAACTCCAGTAAGGTAATAAAACTTGAGGTTTGGGTTTGATTCCCAACTCTATCGCCATTTTAGAATCTGAATGCTTTTTTAAAGGAATCACCAACTTTATTAGCCGCCTTGGAAGCTTCATCAGCAGCTCTACGAGCTACATCATCAGCGGCTCGCTTGACATCATCTGCTGCTTTTTGAGCAGCTGCTGCGGCTTGTCTGGCTTGTCTAGCCTGTTCATCTGCTAATCTTTGAGCTGCTGCTGCGGCTTCTCTTGTTTGTCTTTCTGTTTCTGCTTTTGCTACTTCGGCTGCTTTTCTAGCTTCGTCAGCGGCTTTAGATTCTGCCAATAATTTGGCTTGTTTTTCTGCTTCAGCTGCAGCTACTTTAGCAGCATCTTCTACTGGTTTTACATCTACGGTGACACTAGCATTGATTTCTACTCCCGCTAATAGTTTTACTTCACCTTCTGCACCTACAGTAACTTTATGATCTGCATAAGTAGCACCGCCTCCAACTTCAGCACCAGCTTGTAATCCAACACTAACTCCTGCACCAGCGGTAGCAGAAGCATTTTCATTTCCAACGGTTGCTCCTCCTTGTACACCAACTCCCGCACCAACTTCTGCTCCAGCATTTGCTGCAACACCGTGTTGACCAACTTGTGCGTTTGCTTCTACACCGACGTGAGCTTCAGCGTAGGCACTACCTTGTGCGGTAACTTGTGCATCACCAAAATCTGCGGTTGTACTTGCACCAACTTCTGCTCTTGTTTCTACACTTGCACTTCCGCCTACTCTAACATCTTGTCCATCAAAACCTGCACTTGCTTCTGCACTAGCTTTTGCTTCTACTGAAGCGTGTGCTTCTGCAGAAAGACCAACACCACCTACTTCAGTGTCAGCTCCTACAGATGCTGATGCACCTACACTTGCTTCTGCGTTTGCGGATACGTTTGTATTGGTTACTTCAGTACTAGCGGATGCTGATGCTCCTGCGGAAGTTTGTGCGTTAAGATTTACACCACTTACTTCAGTTGAAGTTTGTGTTCCTACATTTTTTTCTACACTTACATCTGAATTTTTGTTTTGGGTTGATTCTGTAGGAGATATTTTAAATTTTACTGGATTTGGTTTTACAACTGCTGATTTTGGAGAACTATTATTTTTATTATTGGGTATAGACATATTTGATATATATGTTAACTTAGATAAAAAAATAAAATTAAAATGATGTTGTGAGTGACAGTATCATTTTTACAATGTTTTATATTAAATTATATATTTATAGATATGATTAAGTTAAAAGAACTTCTAAATGAGATTGAAGAGGCGTGTTGGGATACTCATAAACAAATTGGTATGAAGGAAAAAGGCGGAAGAATGGTACCAAATTGTGTTAAAAAAGAAGCTTTAAAAGATGATGACAATATAGAAGAATATGATGTTGAAAGTGAACAAGATGTAAAAGAATTTGTTCAATTCATGCGAGAATATAATCAACCATTATGTGAAGCGGAATATCAGGGTCGTAAAGTGAGCCTTGGTAAACGAATGCAAGGTGATGTCAAGAAATTTAAAGTATACGTTAAAAATCCTAAAGGAAAAGTGGTTAAGGTAAATTTTGGATTTGGTGGGACTTCAGCTAAAGGTAAAAGAATGACCATAAAAAAGAATAATCCAGCACGTAGAAAAAACTTTAGAGCAAGACATAATTGTGATAATCCTGGTCCACGTACTAAAGCCAGGTATTGGTCATGTAGGGCTTGGTAACTTTGATATTATATTTTTATGTCCCGTTGGCTGAGTAGACAAAAGCGAGAGTCTGCAAAACTCTAAAATCGTTGGTGCAAATCCAACACGGGACTCCATTTTTAAATAAACAAAAATGTTACATTTGCGTTTGAAATTTGTATTTATTTTTGTATGCAAAAAGATAATCTATATCAAAAGTTTATGGAATTAAAGAATGAGATAGAAAAACATAAATGGATAGAGAGTGAAAAGCAAGGTAATGATATAGGATTTGAAAAGGCATTGACTGATTGGATGTATAAACATCGAATTGGTTGGGTAACAAATAAAACAAAATAAAATATGGATACAACAAGAAGAACTTTTTTAAAGTCTGGGTTACTTACGGGTACACTTGGATTAAATTTAAATGCAACATCTAAACAACCGATTAATGATCCAACGTGTGGACCAGCGACTGGTGGCAAGAGGTTTAATTTTAAAAATGAACCGCCACGAATTCGTAAGAGTTTTTATGATTTGAGTGATGATGAAGTAAAGAATTTGTGTCGTGCAGTTGGATATATGCGTAAGGATATAGCGTTGAACAGTACATTGCAGTGGGAGAATTATGCTAAGTTACATGCGTATCATTGTACAAATTCAGGAGTATCAATGGTACAAGTGCATTGGAGTTGGCATTTTTTGCCATGGCATCGTGGATATGTTTACTTCTTGGAACGTATATTGGATAATATATTAAAGACTAATTTTGGATGGAATGGGGATGCATTTGCGTATCCATATTGGGATTGGAGTAATCATCAAGAGATACCAAACACAAAGCTTCGTAAAGATTCTGGATTGGCGAGTCCATTATTTGGATATGATTTGACGCAAGAAGATATGGTACAGGCGGACAGTCTTGGTTTTGATAATTTGGCTTTATATGACGGTAATAGAAAGCCATCTATTTTACAACCAACAATGGACCCTAGTAATGAAGTAAGTGCTGATTCTAAGCAACACATTACGGAAACAAAGTGGTATATGAGTCGTGATTATATAAATGCGATTTTACAAGCTCCATTTGAACTTTTTGGTGGTAAAGCGGTAGAAAATCCAACTACACCAAGTGGACAAGGGTTATTGGAACAAGGACCACATAAT